TCTCCTATTCTAAGTTGGTAGAGTAGCTTAATAATATTTACTTGTAAAAAAATACAAGAGAGGAGGTGTTCCTCCTCTAATTTTCTGCAAATTACGAGTAAATTAGGTAGACGTGTAGCTCAATTGGTGAGAGCGGTTGATTTTTAATCAAGTACATACAGGTTCGACTCCTGTCACGCCAATAAGTGGCATAAGCCGCTTAAATAAAATAGATCGTCAATGAATGTTCGGACAAACAAATTGGCGCTACTACCTTTCACGAGGGCTGCATTTATATGCAGTCTTTTTTGTTTTAAGTGTAGTAGAGTTTTCATTTTGAAAGGGGATTAACAAAACAATGCGTGTATTAATTAGAAGTTCAGCATCTGGTAAAGAGTATTGGGATACCGAAGAAAAAAGAAATGTGTTTGTTCCTAAAGGCCAAGAACCTGATTTTGAAGTTACTGAAAATCCTGAATCAATGCTAAGTAAAGAAGCTGATTTATATGTTGGTGGCTTACCAATTACTGTTGGGAATGTAACGATTGATACTGATGGAATAAAAGGCGAACGATTATTAACAACTGCAAGTGCTGCTGATGATGAAGAACAAGATGAGATTGTTCCGTCTGATGATGAATCTGTTGTATTAGAAGAAATGAATGTAAAAGAATTGCGTGAATATGCAAAACGAAAAGGTATTGAGATTCCAAGTGCTGTACGTGCAAAAGGTGAAATTCTCAATATTATTAAAGAATCTGAATAATGCGCTATTGTCAGTTTGAAGGTTGTTCTAATACAACAGAAAAAGGAGCTTATTGTTCAGAACATGCTAGGAAGTCAAGAAAAAAGAAAAAGCCAATCAATGTTTATCATCATGACAACAAATCATTTTATCGAACAAAAGAATGGCAAGATGTCGCTGACTTTGTCTATGAAAGAGAAGGTGGTTGCTGTCAAAGATGTGGCCGTTTTGTATTTGGAAGGCAAGCACATCGACATCATGTGATTCCAATCAAGAAGAACGAAATGCTCAAGCTTGATCCAAACAATATTCGTTTGTTATGTCCGAAGTGTCATGTGATTGAAGAAAATGAAGCAGATGAGAAAAAAGTTTTTGCATCTTATTTTAAAAAATGAAGCCCCCCTATCAAATTTGATTCAAAATTTTTGTCGGGGGATAGGGTAGGGGGCAGTCACGCGTGTCGTTAGGTCAAAAATTTTAAAAATAAAAGGGGGGTGTATAAAAAATGACCACAAAAGCGCAACGCAAGGCGATTATTGATGAAAAAGTTAATCACGAAAAAACGCGAATTTTAGAAATTATGCGCAAGTCTGATTTATACACAATTACTCTTGATCCATTGATTGAATCATACTTGGATATTTTTGAAGTTTACCAATACAAATACATGTTGTGGAAAGAAAAAGGATTTCCCGAAACCCAAAAAACAACAAACAAGGCTGGAGCTACTAACAATAGCAAGCATCCACTAGCGCAACAAGTCGAAGTTTGGGCCGATAAAAAAATGAAAGCATTGGATTTATTAGGATTGACCAATAAGTCAAAAACAGGCAGACAAATTACTGGTGGTTCAACAGCTAGAGCAGATGAAGAAATGAAACGGCCAGAAGAAAAGCCTGTAGATGAATTGGCAGAACATCGGAAAAAATGGCGTAAAAAGGCAGGGAATGAAACATGATTGAACCTGGTGTAAATTATGCTGATTTATTTGCGAAAGAAGTTCGAAAGCATCCTAAGAAATATCCAAAAACGGTTCGTTTAGCAATAGATCGTTGGTATCGATGGAAGAAACGAAAAGATATTTGGTTTGATGTTGATCGTGCAAATGAAATGATGGACTGGGTAGAATCTTTTATTGTTCATACAAAAGGCGATATGGTAGGTAAACCATTTCTTTTAGAGCCATGGGAAAAATTCATTTATTCTTGGATTTATGGCTGGGTAAAAGAAAATGAAAAAGGGCAAGTAGTCCGTGTTACTCGTGAGGCATACGTACAAATACCAAAGAAAAATGGGAAAACACTAATAGCGGTAGGTGCGTTGGGGTATGCGATGTATGGCGAAGGCGCCTTATCTGTCGATTGCTATGCATGTGCTTCTGATTTTGCGCAAGCTCAGTATGCTGCTAAGCCTTTTGCCGCTACTATACTAAATAATCCAGTGCTATTAGATGGGACTAAAATATTTAAAGGTCCAAAAGGCACCGTTTCAAGTATTACGTATGACTATTTATATGTAGATATGGCTTATACAAATAAGTTTATTGTTCAGACAAAAAACATTGATAACATAGAAGGTTCCAATCCATATTTTGTTTTAAATGATGAGCTGCATAAACAAGAGAAAATGGAGCAGTACGATAACTTTAAATCTGCACAAATTTCATTGCCACAGCCGTTAATGTTTAATATTTCTACAGCTGGTAAAGGAAGTAGTTCGGTTGGTATTCGTGTCTATAAAGAAGCAAAAGAAGTCTTGAAGCGTGATGATAATGATTCAAACTTTGTTTTGATTTATGAACCAAATAAAGGATACGATTGGACAGATAAAAAAGTTTGGGAAATGTGCAATCCTAACTGGGGAATATCTGTTGATTTGTCTGCTTTAGAATCAGCCTTTAAAACTGCGCAACGTTCCGCTCACTCGAAAGCTGAATTTTTAACGAAGCATTTAGATGTGTTTGTGAATGGTGCAGATAATTTCTTTGAACAAGATCAAGTGGAACCGTGTTTGGTTCCCACAAATGAATTAGGAAACTTAAGTGGGGAGCCTTGTTGGATTGGTTTGGACTTATCTAAAAGCCGAGATTTAACTTGCGTATCATTAAATTTTCCTACATGGGATGCCGAAGGAAAAGCGATACTCAAAGTAAAACAATTATATTTTATTCCTAGTGAAAATATTGATTTTCGAGAAAAGGAAGATAATGTGCCGTATTCTGAATTAGCAGAACAAGGATTTGTTGAATTTTGTGATGGTAAGTTAATTGACCAAGAACAAATATTTCATTTTATTGAAGATTGCATGGATTTTTATGATGTTCAACAAGTCAATTATGATCCAGCGATGAGTGACCGATTAGTTGAAAAATTAGAAAATTTAGGCTTGGAATGTGTGCAAGTTGATCAGTACGCAAGAGTATTGAACTCGCCGCTTGAAGATGCCGAGCGATTATTTTATGAGCAAAGGATTATGTTTGATAATCCTTTATTTTTGTATTGCGCTTTAAATGTGGTTGTCAAAATGGATTTTCAAGGTCGTAAAGTACCAAGTAAAAACCAGTCAAAGAAAAAGATCGATGGATTTGTTGCTTTTCTTTGTGCGCATAAGGAAACAATGGATCAAATGATTGATGTCAACGAAGATGATATGGATGAATATTTAGATTCTATCTATCGATAATAGAAAGGCGGTGAGATTTTGAAGCTAAGAGATAGACTTTCAAATGCTGTATATGGATTTTTGGAAAAGCGTGGCTGGATTGAAGATATTTATGGCAATGTAACAAGATATTCACAACGTTTTGTTAACGATTCTTCTATTATGGAATCGTCTGATGTTTATGAATTGGTACAAGATATTTCTAATCAAGTTGCACTAGCAGAGCCAGTAGTAATTGGCCCTGATGGCGAAGAAGTCAAAAACCATTTCTTGCTAAACATATTGAAAAATCCTAATGATTATTTAACTGGTTTTGAATTTGCAAAGCTTGAAACAAATACATTGTTAATCAATGGTGAAGCTTTTCCTATTACAGATAATGACCAGTTACATTTAGGATATGGTGTTCAAACGAAATTAGATGATCGTTTGATTGAAAAATTTTCAATGAATGGGCAACCAATACCAGGGAGTATGATTCGTCATATAAAAAACATTGGTGTGGATTCCTTAAAAGGTGCTGGAATTATTGATCTTGCAAAAAGCACACTAGAAGGTGTTTTAAGTGCTGAAAAGGTTTTGACAGAAAAATATAAGAAAGGCGGTTTGCTCGCTTTCTTGTTAAAGCTGGATGCGCATATCAATCCAAATAATAGCGCTCAACAAAAGATAGTAAAAGCTATTTTAAATCAGTTGGAAGAAACGCAAGATAATGATAGTCATTCAGTTAAAATGATTCCTTTGGGCAAAGGATACTCAATTGATACTTTAAAAAGCCCAATTGATGATGCAGCTATTCTTAACTATTTGGGTGTTTACAAAAAAGACCTAGGTAAATTTCTAGGAATAGATGTAAATACTTATCAGGCATTAATGAGAACAGATATTGAAAAAGCAATGATGTATCTGCACAACAAAGCAATTAAACCAATATTAAAAAATAAGAGCGAGCATTACTCGGCTCTTTTTTTTATGCCTAATTCTGGTTATCGAGTGGAATGGAAAATTAATATTTTGGACTTTGTACCTTATTCCACCAAAACAAATATTGGGTACAACATCGTTCGAACTGGTATTACCAGTCCTGATAATGTGGCAGAAATGCTTGGTTTTCCTAGACAAAATACTGAAGCAACACAAGCCGTCTATATTTCAAATGATTTAACGGAAATCGGCAAAAAGAATGCTACCGATAACTCATTGACAACAGAGGATGACTTGAAGGGAGGTGGTAAGAATGAAGAAACAGGAAATTCGGACATTTGACATCACAAACCTTAAAACAAGAAGCGAAGAAGATAGTCAAACACAGATTGTTACTGGCTATGCGGCGGTGTTTAATAGTCCAACAGAATTATGGGAAGGCCTAAATGAAGTGATTAAGCCTGGAGCTTTCAGTCGTGCTTTGTCAAATTCTGATGTTCGTTGTTTATTCGATCATGACTGGGGCAAAGTATTAGGGCGCACAAGAAGTGGAACTTTGAAACTTGAAGAAGATGATAAGGGACTACGATTTGAAGTTGAGTTGCCCAATACAACTGTTGCCAATGATTTGATTCAATCAATGTCACGTGGGGACATTAATCAGTGTAGCTTTGGTTTTTATCCAACGGAAGAAACTTGGGATTATAGTTCAGACCCAGTTTTAAGAACTATCCATGAAGTCGAATTGTATGAAGTTTCTATTGTTTCTTTACCTGCTTACGAAGATACAGAAGCAGCACTAGCAAGAAACAAACAAGAAATGAAGCAAGATATTAAAACTAGAAAAAAATTAATTGAAAAAATCAAAACAGCGCTTGAAGCGTAGGAGGAATTTATTATGAACAAAGAATTATTACGTCAATTACAAGCTCGTCACGAGAAACGATTAAGTGATTTACAAGGCAAAATTGAATCTGGAGAAGTGCGTGAAGCAGATTTAGATTCAGTTAATGAAGAAATCGATGGTTTAATCGATGAATTAAAAGCCATTAAAGCTGAATTAGGGGATGATAATTCAGAATCTGGTGATGGTAAAGGCGATGATGGAACCGCCAAATCCGATAATACTGATGATGAAAATAAAGAAGATCGTGAGAAAGATACGAACGAAAATAACAATGATAAAAATGAAGAAAATCGTGGCGGCATGATTAGTCAAGAACAGCGTGATGGCTTGTTACGCACAATTCATGAAGGAATGGAGGCTAGAAATGCGATGTCTAATGAACAACGTGAAAAACAAATTCGTAAAGCATTTGCCGATTTCGTTGTTGGTAATATTTCAGAAAGTGAAGCACGTTCATTAGGTATTGAAACAGGCAATGGTTCAGTGACAGTACCAGAAGTGATTGCATCAGAAGTGATTTCTTATGCTCAAGAAGAAAACTTATTGCGTAAATACGGAACGGTGATTCGCACGGCTGGCGATGTGAAGTATCCAATTCTTGTGAAAAAAGCAGAAGCTAATGTAAACAAAAAAGAACGTACGACAGATATTACTGAAACAGCGATTCAATTTGATGAAATTTTACTTGATCCAGCAGAATTTGATGCATTGGCAACTGTAACGAAAAAACTATTAAAAATGTCTGGTGTGCCAGTAGAAGATATTGTTGTAGAAGAATTGAAAAAAGCATATGTTCGCAAAGAAATTAATTATATGTTTAATGGCGACGATGCAGGAAATGAAAACCCAGGAGCTTTAGCTAAAAAAGCTGTTGCATTTGAAAAACCTGTAGATTTAACAGCTGCAGGTGCTGGTCAAAAATTATATGATGCATTGATTGAATTTAAAAATACACCAGTAACAGAAGTAATGAAAAAAGGTCGTTTTATTATTAATCGTGCAGCTTTAACAGCTATTGAAAAAATGAAAACAGATGATGGATTCCCATTGTTACGACCATTCACGCAAGCAGAAGGTGGTATTGGTTATCAATTAGTTGGTTATCCAGTTGATTGGACCGATGCAGCAGATAAAAAAGGTGAACCAGATACACCAGTATTATATTTTGGTGATTTTTCTGCTTTCAAAATTCAAGAAGTTATTGGAGCGTTAGAAATTCAAAAATTGGTTGAAAAATTCTCTGGAAAAAATCAAGTTGGTTTCCAAATTTACAACTTGTTAGATGGCCAATTAGTTTACTCACCATTCGAGCCAGCTGTTTATCGTTATGAAATTACAAAACCAGTAGGTGGTTAATGTGAATAACGAAGCTGAAACATTATCTTTAGAAGAAAAATTCAAAGCACATATTCATTTTGAAGAGGGGATGGATGATTCCATGCTCTCTTTTTATTTAAATATGGCAAAAAATTATGTAAAAACTGCAACTGGAGGGCAAGAAGAATATTTAATTTTGATGGTTGCTGGTATTGCTTATGAATATCGTGTTTCAGAAGATGAATTAGATAAGGCGTTGAATGCGATCACGCCATTTATCATCCAAGGAGTGATTCAACATGCCGAAGAGGCAGACGAATAGGTTTCGTTGGAAAGCGGACTTGCTAAATGTAAAAGAAGAAACAGATTCGAACGATAAAGTAGTTACAACTTATAAACTTAACAGGCTTTTATGGTACGAAGATATTGGAGTAACTGCACAAGAAAAATATCTTTCACAGCAAGCCAAAACAGACGTTGTCAGACGGATTAAAGTGAGATTGGATAAATCTATCACAGAAAAGTTTAGCGCTGTTAGAATCGATTCTGTGACCTATAAAATCACTCGTATTTACACAAATATGGATAAACGAGAAATGGAGTTGAGTTTGGCTTATGTCGATTAGTTTTGAAAAATTAAGGGCAGCGCTAAAAACAGTAGGCGTACCTGTGACACGTGATAAAGCGGAAAAAGAAACGGACTATCCATATATTGTTTATTCAAATGTTAGTCAAGGTAAAAAAATGGCATCGTCTAAAGTGCATAGACGAATGCCCTACTATCAAATCTCTTTTTATACAACAGGTACTGAAAAGGATTTAATTGCTTTAGAAAATGCATTGGAGGAAGCTGGTATTCCTTACACTGATTTTGTAGGCATTCAAGGCGATGAAAATGATGATACTGTGACGAATTTTTACACATATGTGAGGTGTATTGAAGATGGAAAATAATAATGGTTTTGCAGATATGGCAGACTATTTAGGAAAGCTTTCGCAAGTAGATGCGACAAAATTATCAATAGAATCATTAACCACTGCAGCTAATTTTTATATGGAAAAATTACTACCCAATATACCTAAATCGCTTCTAAAAAAGAAGCACATGGTTGATCAAGTGAAAGTAAATATTAAAGATGATGAAGTACAAGTAGCTTTTGAAGATACAGCCTTTTACTGGCGATTCGCTGAAAACGGAACAGTAAATCAAAAAGCGCAACATTTTGCCAGTGGAACATTTGAACAAAATAAAGATCAAATTGAAAAAATTATGACTCAACAAATATTAGATTTATGGAAAGGATGAGTAAATTGGGAAAACAAGATGTGTATTATTTTGAAGGCTTAGATGACATCTTAATTGCCATGATGACCACAAAAGATGCAGTAGGTACAGAACCAGCATTTGGCGAGGTTGTTCGTTTGCCAATAGCCACAAAATTGGGAATTAAAGGGAATGGAACAGCTTTAGAAAAATGGGCATCAAGTAAAATGTTCCGACGCGTAAGTCGCGAAACGAAACATGAAATTGCGTTAGATCATGTGGGCATTCCTATTGCGGTGATGGATGAAATAAAAGGATTAATCGCTCAAAGTGGAGTGACTTTTGGTAAAAACACTGCGCGAGAATTTCCTTATTTTGCCTTTGGGTTTATCGGAAATATTGAAAATGGTGGAAAAAAAGCTGTTTGGTATCCTAAAACGCAGTTATCAAATGTTATTGATGAAGAATACACTACTGCAGAAGATGAAACCAAAATTGATGATGTAACTGCTAACTTTGTTTCAACTGGTTTAACATACAATAATGTTATGTATTCAAGTTTTGATTCTAATCGGGATAGTGCTTCAATTGAACTATTTGAAAAATTTATCGCACAACCTGTTTATGACGAAGAACAATGGAAGAAACTAGCAGGTCCTTCACGTGGAGGTGGCAGTGAATAATGGCAAAATTAGCGGATTATGGGATTGTTATTTCAGATACACCCACAGTTACTATTCAAGGGCATCAGTTTCCCATTTTGTTAACGATGGAAACAATGGAGTATATTGCTGATGTTTATGATGATGACTATTCAAAATTTGAAGCAGATATGAATGAAATGATTAACAAAAGCGGTGGTCGTATTTCATCAAAAGATTTATCAGCTTCTGATTTAAAAATTATGCGTGCGTTGATTTATGGCATGCTAAGAACTGGTGGATTGGAAGAAACGCCAGAAACCATTTTTAAGTTTTTAGGTATGAGTGCCACAATTGTTGAAATTTATGGTGCATGCATGGAAGTATTTGCAAAGCAGAATTTTCAAGTTGAAGACTTAAAAAAATCCAAGAAGCCACAAGATTATCAAACTCCGAAAAAAAGGAAAAATCAAAAGAAAAAGCCTCAACGGAAATAGGAACGCCGTGGGCTTTTTATTTATATGTAGCTCTCACTCTTTTGGGATGGAGTGAGGACTTCTTTTTAAAAGCAACTCCCAACTTGTGGCTTAAGTCATATATTCAGTGGTTAGTAAGTAATACGGAGTTTGAACCACCTAGAAGTGTGACAATGGATAAAAGTCCTTGGTGGTAGGAAAGGAGCGCTAACGTGTCAAAGAAAGAATCCGATGTTGTCTTAAATTTTAAGATGAATGGGGAAATAAACTATTCACGAACAATTAAAGACATTAATAAAGAAATGAACTTAGCGGCTACCGAGTACAAAAACCAGGTATCCGCAATGGATAAAAATGCAACTCAAACTGAAAAACTAACAGCTACAAAGAAAAAATTAGAAAAACAATTATCTTTAGCTGAACAAAGAACAAAATTATTACGTGAAGAATACGAAAAATCAGTAAAAGAAACTGGTGAATATTCAGAGCAATCACAAAAGCTGTATAAACGTTTATTGGAATCCGAAACAGGTGAAAATAAACTGCGTTCTGCATTGGAAAGTACCAATGAAGCTTTGAAAGAACAGGGTAATTTATCAGTAAAAACAGCTGAAAAACTTGCCAAAATAGAAAAAACTGGTGACAAAATGAAGTCAGTTGGTAAAAAAATGAGTATTGGATTGACAGCGCCAATTGTAGGGATCGGTACAGCTTCTATAAAAGCTTTTAGTGAAGTTGATGAAGGAATGGATACTGTAACGGCTAAAACTGGAGCTACAGGGAAAGAATTAGAAAAGTTACAGGAATCATTCAAAAATGTAGCAGCTAATGCTCCTGATAGTTTTGAAGATGTTGGAATTGCAGTAGGTGAAGTAAATACAAGACTTGGTTTTACTGGTGAAAAATTAGAAAAAGCTTCTGATGATTTTTTAAAATTTGCCACAGTAAATAAAACTGATGTAGAAGGAGCTATTCAATTAGTCACAAGGGCTATGGGTGATGCTGGTATTGAAGCAGATAAATATAATCAGGTTTTAGATTATTTAACAGTTGCTGGTCAAAAGTCTGGTATTAGTGTAGACAAATTAGCTGAAAACTTAGCGAAATATGGTGCTCCAATGCGTGCATTGGGCATTGATACTAAAAATGCAATCGCCTTATTTGCTGGTTGGGAAAAAGCTGGTGTTAATACTGAAATTGCATTTTCTGGTATGAAAAAAGCAATCAGTAACTGGGGGAAAGAAGGAAAAAATTCAGGAGAAGAATTTAAGAAAGTTATGCAACAAATAAAAGATGCGCCTGACATTGCTTCTGCTACCACACTTGCAATTGAAGCTTTTGGTTCAAAAGCAGGTCCAGATTTAGCCGATGCCATAAAAGGTGGTCGTTTTGAAGTTGATGAGTATGTAAAAGCCTTAGAAGAAGCTGGTGGAGCTTTAGATCAAACATTTGATGATATGCAAGATCCCCCTGACCAAGCAAAAGTTGCAATGAATAACATCAAATTAATTCTAAATGATTTAGGCCAAACTATTTTAGGAGTATTGGCTCCTAGTCTGCAAAATCTAACTGAATGGTTAAAAAATTTACAACAATGGTTTACGAATTTATCTCCAAACGCAAAACAGTTAATTGTGGTAATTGGAGGAATCGCCGCTGCTATCGGTCCAGTATTAGTAGTTTTAGGAACACTTGCTAGTTCTATTAGTAGTTTGATTCCAGTTATTGCTTTTATTGCGTCACCAATTGGTTTAGTAATTGCGGCGGTTGCCGCTTGGGTAGCTGCAATTGTAGTTGCATATAATAAAATCGGTTGGTTTAGGGATTTTATCAATACCTCCTTTAAAGTAATTAAAGATATTGTGGTTGGAGTATTTAATGTTTTGAAAGATACGACAAAATCTACTTTTGATTTCATCACAGGATTTATTGGTGGTGCCATGGATGGGGCTGCAAAAATTATTGGCGATTACGTAAATGCAATTAAGCGTATTTTTGGCGGTATCGTTGATTTTGTAACGGGAGTATTTACTGGAGACTGGTCAAGAGCGTGGCAAGGTGTTGTTGACATTTTTGGTGGTATTTTTGAAGGTATCGCTGCAGTAGCTAAAGCCCCAATCAATGCCATGATTACGTTAATCAATGGATTTATTGGTGGATTAAATAATATAAAAATACCTAAATGGGTGCCAGGAATTGGCGGTAAAGGATTTCATATTGGAAAAATTCCTTATTTAGCAGAAGGTGGAACGATTCTAAATGGTCAAGCCATTGTTGGTGAAGCTGGTCCTGAACTATTAACCGCTAAAAACGGCAAGACAACAGTAACTCCATTGTCACCAGAAGAAAAAGCTCGTGGAATTGGTGGTGCTTTGAAAGGTGGCAACACTATTGAGCAACATGTTCATATTGGCCAAGTAGATGCAAATAATCCGAGTGAGTTAGATCGAATGAATCGCAAGCTTTATAAAGCAAGTGCGCAAGCTTTCTATGACTTAGGAGGTGTTCCAACGTGATTTTTATGAATCCTGATGAACCAAATTTCATTTGGAAAGATTTGAATGCAGTTCGTGATATGGGGTGCATTATCGAAAATGAGCTGTCAGAGGTTTTACCAAATAAACGATATGAAACGTATTCGATTATCGGAAGAAGTGGTGAATTTAATGAAACGTTCAATGATTATGAACCCTTTGATTATGAAATTGAAGATGTAACTATTCCATATGAAAATTTAGCGGCAGTCAAAAGATGGTTAACTGGTAAAAGTAAACTTATTACTCACAATGATGAAGATAAATATTTAGATGCTATTTGTACAATGAGTAAACCAACTTCATTCAAAAATGAATGGGGTGTTTTTTATACCTTTAACGTTGAATTTAGATGTCAACCGTTTAAAAGAAAAGTAAACGAACAACCAAAAGTGATTAAAACAAAATCAATTGAAATTACTGATCACGGTGATGAAAATGCTTTTCCTTATATCGAAATTAATTCAAAAGGTGGCGATATTACGTTAAATATTGGTAGTAACTCACTAACGATTTTGCGTACACAATCAGGAATCGTCACTATTGATAACGAAAAAGGAAAAGTAATACAAGAAGGGCTACCATTGTTTACTCGTGGTAGTTGGATAAAAACGAATCCTGGTCAAAATACATTAAATATATCAGGAAATTTCACAGAAGCTAAGTTTTGGAATAGGAGCGCGTATTTATGACACAAAATTTTATTTATGCATATACGGCTATTCCTGAAAATTTAAATGATAACGGAATGGCTTTGCCAGATTGGCAAGATTTACCAGAAATTAACCGTGTGTTAAATGGTGCGTATCGATTCTATGGTAACTATGCAAGAGATGGCCAATATCGCTCGTACTTAAAAAAGGGAAACTTTTTAAAGGCACAAGTTGAAGATGGGTCATATCAATATTTTGAGATTTACAATATTAAAAAAAATCTGCAGTCAGTTTCAGTGACAGCAAGACACATTGGTTTTATGGCAAATAAGAATTTCATTATTAATTCATTTACTGCTAACGGAAATGGCACGCAAATCATGAACAATTTAAAATCTGCATTAACGTTTAAGCAACGGTTTAGTTATTTGTCGAATGTCGGTACTACACATCAATTTACAGCAAAACAAGTCGGACCAATTGATGCAATTATTGGTTCTAACAATGGCAACCAAAATTTAACAGGTGTTACTGGTGGAGAATTAGAGATGGATAACTTTAATTTGAAATTAGTAAAACAAATTGGAGCAGATAATGGTTTTAGAATTGATTTTGGAATTAATTTGGAAGCTATAGATGAGGACTATGACGACGAATCAATTATAAACAGTCTTTTTCTTATTGGTGGTGTACCAGACAATGATTATGACCAAGATAAGGAGCCAATCACGTATGGTTTTTTAGAAATTGCTGGTGTAAATGATAGTAATCGAAGAATTGGAAAACGTGAAAATTCGGAATGTAAAACAGTTGATGAGCTTAAAAAATGGGGCCAGTCATTGTTCGATAAAGACCGTATTCATGAACCGAAAGTAACGCACACTATTAGCATGGTAGCATTAGAACACACCTTGGAGTATGAAGACATGTACGAAGAGCTTTCTTCTTTGCATTTTGGTGATGTAGTACATGTGCGAGCAAAAGAAGTCGATATTGAAGTAACGGAGCGCATGGTGGAATATACTTGGTTTCCGACTTTAGGTAAATTTAAAAATATTGTTTTGGGGAATGATTTATCACTTTACACCTCAACAGTAAATAATCAAACTCAAGAGCTAAAACAAAAAATTGATAATCGGACAGAAACATTAGTACAAAATGTTTTAAATGCAACGGCATGGATTACTGGAAACAGTGGTGGACATGTCGTTTTTCGTCCAGAAAAAGCCCCGTCTGAAATTCTTATCATGGACAAAAACAAAGTAGCTACTGCAAAACGTGTGTGGCGCTGGAACTTAAATGGTTTGGGTTATTCCTCCAACGGCGTGAATGGTCCGTTCGAACTTGCTATGACTTCTAAGGGAGAAATCGTTGCTGATTTTATTAAAGTGGGCATTATTAACGCGAATGTTTTACAAACAAGCTTTAATAATGCAACAGGCGATGTACTAAAATTAGTAGCTGGTGCTTTGCAAATTTGGAACAATAAGAAAAAAATCATGGAATTGACTAAAAAAGGGATGGAATTTTGGAATGGCTCTAGTCATATTGGGACAATTGGTACGAAAGGAAATCCTTTTCCTGATTTAAGAGATGAAAACGGAAATCCAGTTATAAAAGATGGTAACTCACTTCTCATAACTGGTGATGATCCAAAGACCAACGTTATTGGTTTTTCTAATAAAAAAGGTACTGGAATAGCTATTGCAGGGGGACAGCAATTTCATTTGGGAAATGATTTTTATTTTATTGGAATAGATGGTCAGGATAGTACGATTCACGCTAAAAAGTTATTTTTAAATGGCAAAGAAGTTATCCCTGGTCAAAATGGTGGTGGTGGTTCTGGAGCTGGTACAGGTGGTTATCCATCAGAAGTTACAAGCGATGCAGATAAATTTGCTTGGGACTTATGGAGTTACCTATTAGCTAAC